ATATAACTGTCATGATATCTCGCCTGTTAGAGATAGTAGTCTAGGTAAATCTACTCGTTTGAAACGAAATACCAATCCAATACGATCAGTGTTTCCGTAGTTTTCAGTTTCGTGCTCTATAATTGTGTCCACGAGATAGACGCTACCGTCAGCCTTCATATCAAAGTCTTTGCGGGTTCCTTGGTTGTCCCAGAATTTAAAAATAGATCCCGAAGCTTCATATATTGGAATATGTGCGGTATACTCGTCCCCTTGATCTACATGTCGAGATACCTTGCCAGTTGGTGGCTGTACAACCATGCTCCAACGATATGAATATGGAATAATTTCTTGCAGTTTTTTTACAAGTCCAAACGCTAAGTCTGTGTTACGATATTCGGTACGGGGATGTATGCTAATGTTGTATGGAGGGCACGGTATAGTTAAGTCTACAAGGTTACTTTGGATAGCCCAACCATATGGTAGTAACGTTCCTTTATCTTGCATCATACGTTCACGCCATTCATCTGTTATCTCAGCACCGTTGCGGTCCCACGTCCATTTCAAATGATCGTAATCTTTTACCAATCTATGATAGTAATGGTATAACTCGTCTAATTTTATTGTGAAATTTAATTTGGTAACCGCTGTGTCTAGCATTATTTTTTACACCCCTCTATATATTTAATTAAATAACTACCTATGAATAAACAGAATCGGCACATAACTTACCATGAATTGATTTCTGAATGGCCTCCACGAGTCGATGATACAACTGTAAGAGAAGAAAATTGGGGTGAAACATGGAGATTCGATCCGTGGAAAGAAGATTGGAAAAATAGCTGGGTGATTTATGGGTCATCTGCGGCCTATAGTTCACATGTAGATAATGAATTGAGTCTAGCAAATCAATTAAGTCTCTTATTGGGAGAACCTGTGATTAATTGTGCATGTCCTGGGGCCGGAATCCAGCACCATGTTTTAATGCAAAGTTTAGTTAGACACTATCATGGTGCACCAAAAGGCGAAATAGTTTGCTGGACTATGATTTACAAATGGCTAGGGTTCGAAGAGACTGATAGGGAAAAAACTCCGTGGCTCTCGAAAGTTGATTTCGGTCCATCATGTAATCATCATCCGTATAAGGCGATATTCCCTCAAATTCCACAACAGGCATTTTTAAGTAGGTTATCGGCTAAGGCAATTAACAGCGATTTGATAGAATTTACCGATTCTGAGATAACCCTGGAATATTGGCCTGATTTGTGGCTCTGGGATAGTAATAAATCTCCTGACAGAGCGAAAGATGGGAAACACGTAGGACCTTTGGGAATTTCAATAGCGGCTGAATGGTGTTATGAACAGATACGATCTAAATAATATCCAGATAGAAATTTATCATGAGACAAATTCTGAATTTGAAAAAGTTAGAGAATTGTGCTTAGAGGAAGACAACTGGTTACGCAACAACTATACCAAAGAAAACTTGGTTATAGAAGATCATAACGGCTATGGAGTTGTGTACCAAACCAGTACGGGTAAACCGATGGTAATGGGCGGAGTTTTCAATGACGGGAGATACCCATCTAATGTTGCCAAAATGGTCAATCGCTTGTATACATTTCCAGAATTCCGCATGAAACCAACTGATATGACAGACGGGTTTAGAGTCACTTGTAGTTTAATTAATGCGCTAGAAAAAGTAAACAATTATGATATATATCTGATTACTATGCAAAATAGACCAGGAGGCGGTAAACGATGGTGGGATGTGTGGTGTAAACATATGGGCATAGCCAGTAATAAAAAATGGACTTTAGGAGCTGGCTATATAAAGACTTGCCCGCATGACGTGCAAAAATGCTGGCAGAACTTTGTTTATTGTGAGACACAAATTGGGAGCTATGCAACTTGGAGCCCAAAAACTATTACACATACAGAATGGATGGCAATGCCAGAAGGTAAATGAATTTAAACACTAAAATAAGACTGCTACAGGCATTTAATCATATCGCAACTGTTCCTGCTGTTGTATATGCTATCTACACACAACAATATTATCTATTTTTAATTGCGGCTATATCCTGGTTAGTTATAGGACCTATAAGTAGTGTAATTACATTACATCGCTTATTGACTCATAAGAGTTTTAAAACCTATCAATGGATAGAAAATACATTAAGTGTAATTAGTGTAATATCAACAATAGGCCCTACTATCAGTTGGGTTGGACTACATCGACAACATCATGCCGCTTCAGATAGAACAGGGGATCCGCATAGTCCATATATTGACGAAAAATTCAATCTCGTGCAGGCTATTAAAGTGTGGTGGGGGTATGATTGGGATATACCCAATATACCTGTAGCTTACGTTAAAGACCTGATGAAGAAACCAATACACAAGTTTATCTTCAATCATTATTTTAAAATCATATTTGCCTTTTCTTTAATATTGCTTTTAATAAATCCTGCCCTATGGTTGTTTGTTTATGTTGTACCAGCAAGTATGACTGTGCATTTAATAGGTGTGGTCAATGTTCTAGGCCACTCACACGGTTATAGAAATTTTGAAACTAAAGATAAGAGCACTAACAGCTGGATCGCAAATATTGTTAGTCTAGGCGATGGATGGCACAATAATCATCACGCTAATCCCGGAGAATGGAACACTAGGAAATTGTGGTGGGAATGGGATCTAATGGCTCAACTGATTAAAGTTATTAAACGATAATGGGAACTTTTTATATCGCCTCTCCAGAATTAGCATACGTGCATGTTCCCCGTACTGGCATGGCTATGAAGAAAATTATTAGCGATTGGCTTAAACCTAATTTTAATGTTAACGATACAGATCCTTGGATGATTGATCATCCTCACTTAGGAATAGTTAAAGAATATTATCCTAATGCTAAAACAATGACTGTTGTTCGTAATCCATGGCAAAGAATATACAGTCTGTATCGTAAAGTAAGTACAGAGGGATATTGGTTAGATTGGAATAATCAAAAACTGCTAGATTTAAAACCAATCAACGAGTGGATAGCTGATTACTGTAACCCAGAAGTAGAATTTAATTTTCCTCGATGGTTTACGCGGTTTACAAATCAGATTGATTTTATACATATAAATGACGAGAATGTTGATTTCGTTTGTAAAGCAGAAACTTTAGAAGCAGACTTTAAAAAAATACAAGAATACTTGAACCGTGATGCTGTTTTACCCGATATTAGTGGGTATGATCATTACGAATTTAAAAAATACTTCAACGATTCTAGTATTAAAGCAATCGCAAAGCTACATGAGCGCGATATTGAACTTTTTAACTATGCATAAATAAAGGTAGGAACTTAAATTATGCTAGATATTCTAAAACAAAAAATGTTTGATTGGACCCCAGAAAAAGCCTCTGCTTTTTTTAATTCAATAATTGATCCTACGGTAGAAATTCATGCCACTGACGTGTGGGAATTATCCGATACAGGCTACTATTTGTACAGTTCTAGATATGCAGGGTATTTTGACTACAACGGTCGATCATATCAAATTTTCACGGGTGATCATACAGACTCCTACGAATTAAAGAAAAAATTAAGTGAAAGTGCAGAAAGAAATAAAACAACTCCAGTAGAAAAACCAACATTGATTGAGTTAGTAAACGTGCATGGCTATGTCCTTACATACGTTGAGCAACAACGCCCTTATAATTGCTTAGGCATAGGATTGATGAACTTGATCAGTGTTCCAGAGAATCAACTTAAATCTGCGTTTTTAGATTTTCTTGGCAACTACCTTGTCGGTGCAGAAGACCTAATTCGATCATTTGATACTATTACGCAAACTCAAGATAGATACCCATCATCGTTTGATGATTTCTTCAGATACGATCCCGTTAGTGATAAATTTTTCTGGGCAGGAAATTTTACTTTTGATCACAGTAGAGATGATCTAATTGCAAATTTGCAAAATTCTTTAGCAACACAAGATGATGTATTAGCTAAAAACAATCATCATATATCTCTTAAAGACGAAACAAACAATATTATAAAATCAAAATGTACAATATTTCAACCTCTCTAATTGCTTTCCGTTTAGAAGAAAACAATGAAACCATTTATCAGGGTACTTTCCCTTATGATTTGCTGTCTTACATTTGTTACTCCTTGCCTAATGAAACCCTTAATCGAAAATTAGTTTATCTAATTGAGGGAGAAGAATTTACATATCAACATACTTTTGGTAATAAAGATAATGCATCCCAAGAAGTTCTTTCATTAGAAAATTGGTGGTGGAACTGGAAAGAAGCCATTGCTGATGAGTTAGCAAAAGCACAAGACGAAACATCTCGATTGTTACGTGAACAGCAGGACAGCGAGTCTCAGGCTCTTCAAAATCGAATGATACAGAACACGGCCGAAGATGCATTTAGACAATACCAGCAGATGCTTATTGAACAAAAGCAACTTACTGAAGAACAGGTTAGATTAGCTGAAGCAGAAAAATTGCGTCAGGACGAAAACAGAATAGCTCTAGTAAGAGGAGTCGCTTTAGATCCTAGCCTAGCTGTTTCAGCGTTAGAAAGCGAGTTTGGTCAGAACGGCGATATTCGACGCCAAGTAGCGGCAGTGATGGAACGGGACATTGCAATATCTCGACAAGTTATAAGAATGCCTGCAAGCTATTGGACATCAAGCTACGAAATTATGGAAGTAATAGGATCACAAGTAAGCATTGATCACACCTTTGCCCAAGAAGTTTCTGACAGGCTTCCTGACAATAGTAGTTTGAAGACCACAATGAAATCTTTTGGTTGGACTACATAAACACCTTGACATTATAGGTGTTTTGAAATTCTAACGCATCATCTGTATCATTAACCATTGGTTTGCCTTTGATGTTCAAGCTGGTGTTTAACAACATAGGACAACCAGTCCGATCATACCATATTTCTAAGAGTTCTCTAAACTTGCTTCCGTCTTTTGGAACTGTTTGTACACGAGAAGTCCCGTCAGCATGAACGATAGCAGGAAATAAGTCAGGAACCCTACAGCGAGCGATGACTTGCATATACCTACTGTCACTCCAACCGCTAGGCATATCAAAGTAAGTGTCACATAGCTCCTCCAGAATTGCTGGAGCAAATGGTCTAAATTGTTGTCGTTGTTTAATTGCATTTACTTTTTCCTTTATATCACTACCACGTGGGTCAGCTAACAAGCTTCTGTTGCCTAATGCACGGGGACCAAACTCTGCTCGACCTCTAGCGACACCGCATATCTGTTGTTGTTCTAAATAAGATGCTATTTCATAGTTGTTTGTATTTCCACGCATCTCGTGTCCAAGCAATGGAGTGAACTCGTAGGGTTGCATTCGCCAATGTGGTTTTAGTGCATACACAGCACCAATAGCACTACCGCTGTCACCTGGCGCTGGCATGATCCATGTTTTATCAAAATACTTGCCAGTTAGTTTATTTGCTACACAGTTAAGAGCGCATCCGCCCATAAGCACTAGATTACGACTTGGTACTAACTGTACAGCCTGTTGTAGGACACGTTCAAACACTACTTCATAAACTGCTTGAGTTGCCGCCGCTATGTCAAACAAGTCTTGCTCTGTAGTAAGTTCCGGGGCCCATGACGGGCATCCTCGATGTAAGTTTTCTTTTAAACGGAATGTATGATTCCAGTCATCGTTAGGAAAACTAAAGAAGTCTGATAGAACTCTATTAAAATGTTTCTTTGGATCTCCGTATGCGGCCATTCCCATTAGGATATATTCTTCTTCGTTTGGTTTTAGCCCGCATCGTTGCGTCATTGCACTATACCAAAGTCCTAGACTGTTTGGGTAGTCTAAATTGTACTGTTTAGTTAAAGTACCGCCTTCGCCTTTCCAAATAGTAAGAGTTTCGTACTCGCCTATAGCATCTATTACAATTACGCAGGCGTGATCAAACCCACTGGTACAATAGCCGCCGGCCGCATGACTCTTGTGATGACTTACATATTTTATAGGAGTGCTTGGCAAATAGTCTTTTAGATATCGTTTAATATTGTTTTCACGATACTGCCAGCCTTGCCCTGCCTCAAATTGTCTAACAGTTTTTAACAAAGGCTTTTCGTACCAAACTATACGATCAGGTGTAAGGCCTCTATGATGTAAATCGTATATTAAATCTTTATCAAGATCTGGATCGTTTTTAATTCCGCTATAACGTTCTGTTTCTGATGCAAATACCAAATGCTCATCGGCAAACACAGCAACTGCCGCATTGTGACTATTAGCTGATATTCCCCAAGTTATCATTTGTATATGAACGGATCTCTCTTCTGAAGTTCCTTGAGACGTTTCTTGAATCGAATATGTTCCATTATTGCACGATAAGGGTATAGTATAATGTCTAATAATTTTTGCATGTTATTCCTTAAATTTACTTAAAACTTCTTTAAGCACAAGCCTATTGCCGGCTTCACTCATATGGTTTATATCTCCGGGATTGTCTGTCCAGATCGTATTAAACGGCCCCTTTAAGAAGAAATTGATGTGTATGCTGTTGGGCACATGCATCAGATCTGCAACAAGTAAATCATATGTATCTTCAAAGTATCTATCATCCCAGATATGCTTTAATATGCTGATAAATTTCTTTTCTTTTTTGGCAAATATATCAGCGAATATTAAATCACACACAGAATGACTTTCACGGAGTCTGCTAATGATCGTCTGTTTATCCTTTAAATAAACTCTAGTAGGGCTTGTATGACAGAATAGTATCCTGTCGGTGGATATTATTTTATCAGCATGATCCTTGTAGTTTCTCCAAATGCGATATTCACTGCTACCATTTGTGGCCTGATTTTTGATCTCAAAGTGTTCTACCAGCAGACGAGACCAGGCACACTTGTGTTGTCCTACTGCAAAACTGTCTCCAAAGATCCATAATTTATCCATTTTTATGATCCAAATCATATTGTTCTTTTAACCATTTGTAATTGTTAATCTTACTTATTTCGTTTGAATTCTCTAGACCGAATTTTCTACCAGCTAGAGCACCGCAGTATCCTTGATCACCATACGGTACATCAGTGTTTAATTTACACCATGCATCTAGTCGGGCTTCGCTTTCGGCATTAACTTGCCCATCTATAATTTTGCTAGAAAGTTTAGCACACTCTCTAAAAGCACTACGCCATGTACTAAATGCATCTGTGTTAAACGCTGTAATATTGCTAACTTCTTCCATAGCTTTAAATTTACTACTGATGCTGGTAGTCATATCTGGCTTGGTAAGATCCATTGCTAGAGTAAGTTTCTTAGGCAGTAGTTTAACTCCACCGTAACCATATTCTAAATTATTAAGCGGGTTGCGACTGCGCCACACATGCACACATTCTAAATCCCATTCTGGTACTTTGTAATCAAAGTTAAAAGAATCTAGTATTTGTGCATCGCCGTCGACTACCCAAAACATTTCAGTAAAGCTCATACGTGCGGCTTTAAGGTGTGCTTGATGTATACCCTTAACATCTTTAACACGTTTAGTTAAAGGAAATCGTGATTTAACCCGCTGATAGTTTTCTTCAGCGGTTGGTTCTCCATAACTGATAAAAATTAGATCATACACGATTGAGCCTGTAAAATTCGTCAAAGGTGTTTACTACATAGGCGCTGGTATCTGCATTGAGTACAGGCACACTAATGAAATCTTTTGCCCTTGTTTGGTACAGATAAATTAGTTCCGCTGGATCCGTTCCAAATATTTTATCAAACATTTCATTTAGTACATCAAAATCTCGAACATTGGTAATGTTCCAATCAGTACACATAGTAAGGTATACTCCTTGCCATGCTCCGGCAATGGCCCAAGCACCTTGTTGAGCATGTAAACCTAATGTAAGCCACTGCTTTAGTCTATGTAGGTTTTCCCACCAGATTACTTCAGTTGCTGGTTTACCCTGTTCTAATCGTATGCCGCGATCTAAACACATCTTTACACCTTCACGGAATCCTGCTCTCCATGCCTGCAGAGGTGTTGTGTTTATGACAGTATCTGAATAGCTAACAGTAAGCGGATAATATCCTGCTTCCCAACAAAAGTCTACTTGACCCTTGTCTTCCTCTGCGGCTTCATGTGTTTTCATACTAAGCACAAAATCTTTGCGCCACGCTTTAAGACTGCCGTTACCATAACGTAGCCCATTAATGTTATTACGCCCGGGCCAGTTAAATGCTTGTGCATTTGGATATTTGTCTAAATCAATTGCTAAATCCCAAAACTTAGGATTAACGATATTGTCTGCGTCTACAGTAACAAACCACTCTGTTTCGCTTAGGTTAGCCGCGGCTTTGTGACAAGCGTCACTGCCTTTAACTCCGTGAACACGCTTTGCCCATGGTGCTTCTTGTAGCAACCTAGCATAGTTTAATTCTGCATTAGGTTCATCGTAGGAGATGAATATGCAATCTAATTCGTTAACTTTTAGCAATGACATAAACTGATATTGGACTTGGCCCTTCGTAAATCAATTCTATAGGTGTTCCGTTAATAAAATCGGTTACTTGTATTTCCTTTGTATCATAAAGATTATAAGGATTACCTTTTTCTGTGATATGTACATTATACACTTTTTCTTGTACCAATGTCAATCTTTCAATATTTTCTTGGTTAGTTAAACTATCAAAATGGTGTTGATCGTAGTGAAGTTTTAGAACGTTATTACTCAGTTGTGCAATTATAGCACAGTCTGCTATAAAGTTCTCATAGGGTCGTAGAGATTTAACAGTTTCCAGATCGTCATTTTTTACAATCGAACTGTTAAACATACGT